ATGACGTCGAGTCTCGTGGGCTCGGAGATGTGTATAAGAGACAGCCATGAAACCGGGCTGAGCGCCGGAGCGCCCGGCCATGCAAGAAGCGTCCGGCTCCCCGCGCGGGGTGCATATTTACGGCGCTGAGGCCGATGGTCGCGCCTTCCTTCCTCTTTGCGCTCGGCTTTCGGCTCTCGCTTACTCGGTCTGGCATTGAAAGGGAATCCGGGGCGGGGCCGCACCCACGTGTTGCGAGGGGAGTTGTTGTTGGCGTTGCCGTTGTTGTTGCAATAGCAGACGTTGGACGCCGAACCACCCATGACGGAGCGAAGCCACCAATTGACGCGAATAACAAGACGCAACCGCTACGCATTATAGCCGCCCGGCTGTTCGAGCACCACGGCCTCTAGGCGCTCAGCCTCGGCCCTCGCGGCGGCAAGCCTGTCCTCCGCCGACTCCCTGCCGATTATGCGCGTGTACTTGCGCTTTTTGGAGACCTTGTCCGCCTCGTCGCGGATCATTCCGGAGATGCGCTCAAGCTCGCTCGCGGTGGTGCACTTCATGGCGATGAGGCACTGGAAGTCCTGCTCAAGCTGGTCGCAGTCGGCCAGAGCGAGGCTGAGGTAGCGCTTTCGCTCAAGGACGTTGTACGAGTTGCTCGGGTAGAAGCGGTTGGCCCTGTTGACGTTGTAGACGAGCGAGCGGGCGGTCTCCGCGATCGGAGCGCCCAGTATGAGCCGCTTGCGCTTGGGGACTACGCTCTCGCGCATCACGAGGGAAAGAACCTCGATACGGATGTCCACGGCGAGGCTCAAGTAGTCGGAATCGGCCTCTTTCCTGTTTCGCTCGAATACTTGGCTCATTTCGCCTCCAAAAATCGGCCCGCTTCGCGGGCATATAAAAACAAAAACAAAGGGCGACCGCGCAAGGCGGTCGCCGTAAGTATAGCTATGGTTCAGCTGAAGTCTCAGCTGAGGAGGAAGCCGGGGCGGGGCCGCACCCACGTGTGGCGAGGGGAGTTGTAGCAGGCGTTGCCGTTGTAGCTGCAATAGCAGACGCTGGACGCCGAACCACCCACGACGGAGCGAAGCCACCAATTGACGCGAACTTTCACGCGATCCTTGGTCTGGCGGAAAATGGGAAGCTGGCAGCTCTCGCCCACGGAGTAGCCCTTGGTTCCCCACACGGGGCAGCTGTAGACCTCCATCTCGTTGAGCGACCAGACCTTGCCGAGGTTGGCCCAAGACCAGCCCGTGGACTCCTCGACGTTGCCGCTCGCGCTGTAGCGCTCCTCAAGCAGGCACCGGCGGTCGATGATGCGGTTGCGGAGCGCCTGCGGGAGCTTCGGATACAGCCACTCGGTCTCCCACTTGTGCAGGTTGCTGCACATGTAGGGGTGCTTCTCCTCCGCCGTGCCCTGATTGCTCGCGGTGTCGGCCCAGTAGAGGTACTGGCCGTCCGTCGTCTGCCAGTCCTGGTCGGTGATGGCGATGGGATCGAACAGGCACACGAGGTGATGCTGCGTGAGCTGCGTGTCCATGGCGTTGAGGTAGGTGTCCATGCCCGCGATGCGAACGGTGAGGTTGCTGCTCTCGACAGGAACCGTGAAGTAGTCGCCGATCTGGAGGTCTCCGAAGCCGATGTCGCACAGCCCGCCGAGGTAGGCGTAGAGGTCGGACTGCCCGGAGAAAAGCGAGTTGAGGTTGCGGCCCGCGTAGATGCCGCCGAACTCCTGACGGTTGGACTCCGCGTCGGCCGATGCCTGCGTTGCGGCGTCTCGGGCCACTTGGTCGATGATCGTGTAGTTGGTGCCCTTCACGTTCATTGTCTTTGCGTCTGCCATTGTGGTTTCCTTCCTATGCGAGGGTGATGGTCGTGCCGCTTGCAGAGCACGTCTGTCCGAATGTGAGGGTGCTGCCCTCGACCGTGACCTTCGATGCCGGGCAGTAGATCGTGCCGTCCATGTAGAAGAAGTCGTCGGTTGCGTCGGCGAGCATCGAGCCAAGCGTGTCGATCTGCCCGCGCATCTCTGCAACGTCCTCGTCTCCGACCACGCTCGATTGCAGGTTGTCCGCGACGCTGCGGGCGTAGGCGGCTGCGGTGTTGGCGTTCGATGCCGCGCCGTTCGCGGAGTTGATGCCGTTCTGAAGCTGCGTCTTGAGGCTCTGGTACTCGCTGACGCGCTGCTCCTCGGCCTCTACGCGCGCGGTCTCCTGCTCGACGCGGGTGTTCTCTGCGTTCTGGCGGGCCGTCTCGTTGCTCTTGCGGGTGTTTTCCGCGCTCACGCGCGCGGCCTCCTGCTTCTCCGCCTGCTTCTCGTAGACGTCCCACTTCTCGTAGAGCTTGGTGAGCATGTCGTCGTAGAACCCGGCGGCCTCCTCCGGGTCGGAGGTGTCCACCGCAGGGAGCACGCGAAGCTCGAAGCCCTCGGTAGACTCGGCCTTGGTCGAGCCGCTGTAGAGCACGAAGTGCGCGAGCCTCGCGAGGCCCGGCGAGGACACCGCCTGAGACGGCAGCGTGCAGCTGACCGTGCTGCCGGAGACTGACGCAGTGCAGCGCGCCCACGTGCCGTCGGCCTTGAGGATGTCGAGGCGCGCCGTCATGTTGCTCGGCGTGTAAGCCGCTCCGTCGTTCATCAGCTGCGCCTTGATGGTCTGCGTTGAGACGTCCCCCTCGCGCACCACGACGCGGGGCGGGACTAGCGCCGTGGTCTTGTTTACCTCAAGGATTATGTTGTGGGTTACGGCCATACGCTACTCGCCCCCATGTTCCATCATCCAGTCGATTGCCATGATCTCCTCACCGCTGAGCACTCCTATAACGTCATCGGGGGTCGCCTTCATGATCTCGACATCGCGCTCGACCTCGGACACCTCACCCAGACGGCGAAGGAACTCTTGGTATCCCTCGCACTCAGGCGTTACGGCGAAGTTGACGACGTTTCCGCTGTCGTCCCTCACCTCCGTACCGTACTCGTGGATAAGCTCGTTTCTGAAGGCCTCGTAGTCGGCGATTGCATCCATGATTGCGCGCATGTTCACGGCGGCCTTGTATCCGACGAGCGTCCTGCTCTTCATCACCGGCTCTAGCGATTTGGCCATCGCTTCAAGCTGAGCGTTCGTGTATGTCATTTCGCGTTCACCTCGTTCATGTCGATTCCAAGGGCTGAAAGAATCAAGTCGAGCTTTGCGTCCATGGCTGTCAGGCTTGCCCCGGTGCTTTCCGCAGGTGTCTCGTCAACGGGGTCTGAAGGGTGGTTAGGCCCCTCCTTGGCTTGGATAAGGATTTCGTCCATGTCGTTCCTTCCCTAAATGATCACGCCGTTTTTCACGTTCACGTCCCAGTAGGTTCCGCTTGGGGACGTGAGCCGCACCGTTCCCATGCTGCTGCCCGATACGAGCGTCTTGCCTCCAGAGACGCCTCCGCTGTTGGGGTCAATCCAGAAGTTGCGTGCCTTGTAGTTCCTTCCGTCGAGATCGCACCCGATTGCGACCGTATCGGCAGTAAAGCCTCCGAACGCCTTGTTGATGTACGAGAGCTTCATCGTGTACGAGTCGTCGGATGCTGCCTCTCTAACCGACCAAGTCATGTACGCGCCCTCGTCTTCGAGGTCGAACACGAGGCCCCTCTTTGACGAGTCGCCCGTGTATCGGTTCGTGCCGATCTTGCCGACCTCGTAATCGGAGTAATAGAAATGGATGCCGTTGCTCATGAGCTTGAACGTGCTGTTTCCGATGTAGGAGTTCTCTATCGTGAGGCCGCCGATGTAGCCCGATGTGGTTCGCAGGTACCCGCTCGATAGGTTCCAGTAGTTCCTTCCTGAAGCGTCCGATATGGTTCCGGTCGCGATGTACGAGGCGTTGATGTAGAGCCTTTTGTTCGACAGGTATATTCCTTGCGTCTGCCCGTTGTTCGTGAGCCTGTTGAAGACCTCCTGCTGCGTGAGGTTGTCGTCAAGATCGTCGGTTGACTGGTTTCCAGACGTGAGCGCGCGTGCGAGCGTAGGCGTTGTGTACGTCACCGTTCCGTCAGACCACGTTATGCGGCTGCGCGTCCAGTAGTAGCGCCCCTTGACCCAAGTCGGCTGCGTGCTCTGCCAAGAGCCGCCCGTCTGGGCGGTTTGGCTCGTTGAGAGGTAGTACTGCTCAACGACCTCAGCCGCGCCGATGCCCTTGTCGTTGGTGATGCGGCGCGGGGTCGTGTACTGCACCGAGCCGTCCGCGAGCGTCATCTTCACGCGCGTCCACATGTGCTTGCCCTGCTGCCAGAGGGCCGTGTTCGTCCAGCTCGTGGGCTGGGCCGACGCGCTGTCGGAAAGGCCGTACTGAACGTCAGTCGAAACCACCATCTCGCCGGCGGTCTTGTTTCCGACCGACGCCGTTGCGGAGATGACCACCTCGCCCGAGTCGAAGTCGGCCATGAAAACGGGGTCGTTGGGGTCTCCGACCAGAAGACGCCCGGCCTTGATGAGGTTGGCGAGCAGCGTGCCCGTGGTGATCCAGTCAGCCACGAAGCCCGCGCCGGTGCCGAAGGTGCGCCAGTCGTAGGAGCCGTCGGCCTTGGTTCCGTCCGCAATCCTGAATCCGAGGGAGCAGAGCTGCATCGCCGTACCGCCCGTTGCCGTGGGCTGCCCGTCCTCGTCAAGCGGCACGCTTGAGAAGATGAAACCGTTCTGGTAGCTCACGTGCATGTAGCTCATGCCGTTCACGTTGAACTGCTCGTTGAGCGAGTCGATGAGCTGCTGGAGGAACGCGGGCGTGGTGCTCGCAACCGCGTCCCAGCTTCCCGACTGGTTTTGCAGGTTCGCTATCTGCTGCTGTTGCTGCTGCAAGATGTCGGCGATGCTCTCGATGACGTTGCCCAGCGTGACCGTCCGCGTCTTGCCAAGCATGTCGATGACCTGCTTGGTGACGCGGCCCTGACAGCGCAGGGTCGGCTCGAAGCTTCCGTCTACCATCTGGGTATCGTCGCCGACGCCCACGCCCTCCCACGGGCGGCCCATGGCCACGAGGTCAACCACGTCGGCCTCGTAGGTCACGCCCGGAATCTTGTGCTCGTCAAGGTAGGCCTGCGTCTCGCTCTTGAGCTGGCCCGCGTCCTCGCAGCTTGAGTTCTCGTACTTGCCGAACACGTGGGCGAAGCCGCCCTTCCCGTCGGGACGGCCGTAGGTCTTGAGCGCGGTTGCGTCCTCAACGTAGTCCTTGCCTCCGTTGATGTCGCCGAACGTGAGCTTGCGCCCGTAGCCGCCCGTGTCGGTCTCGACGCCCTTGCCGTAGCCGTAGCACGCCGTGATAGCTCCCCAGTGCTCGGTGCGCTTGATGCTGTTGATGTCCTTGCCATAGCTGAACCTGCGGTGCCCGTTGGCCTCGCCACGGTGCTTGAGTATCGAGACGCTGCGGCCCGTCACGCCGTTCGCCCCGACGGTGATGGAGGTCTCAAGCTCGCCGCCGCACGCAAGGATGTCGTTAAGGGCCGTGCGGCAGTCCGTATGGTAGAAGGTGAGGCCGCTTGAGACGGTTCCCGGCTGGTCTACCGTGCCGACATCCCAGCGGGTCGGCTCAAGGCACACCTCAAGCGCGCGCTGGAAGCTGTAGCCGTAGGGGCGCTTGTCCTCTATGTAGTCGCCGAAAAGCTCGCAGATGGAGTTGAGCGCCGTGTCGCTGTAGATGGGGAGGCCCGCCGCGCTCGCGCCCTGCGGGTCTTGGCACACGTGCTCGTGCGGCACGCCGTTCAGGTCTTGCCACACGAGGCGGTAGCCCTCCTTGAGCGGGAAGGTCGTGGTTATGTCTACGGTGTCCTCGCCGTTGAGGCAGTCCGTCCACACGAAGCCGAGGAGCTGGCGCGCGCCGATGGTTCCCACGTACGCGTCATGGCGGCTGTAGACGTCAACGCGCATCACAGCCACCTCTCGTCCCACTCGACTGTGGCGGTTCCGCCCGACACCATGAGCGAGGCGTCGCCCTCTATGCTGAAGAAGTCGCTCGTGATGTCCACGGCGTGGTCGGTCCCGTTTATCGTGCAGCGCTCAAGCCCCATGTCCAGCACGACGGTCTGCGATCCCGTGAAGCTCGCGAGCACGCGCACGTACTCACCGGTTCCCACGTTGGTTATCTGCCACTGGCTGCCCTTTGGCGGCTTCACCGTGACCACGGGGCGCGCCGGGTAGCTCCCGCCCACGCGCACGCTCTTGGTTTCTGTCACCTCGGCGCTGCGGTGCTGCCCGTAGGCCACCGGGTCTGCGCACAGGAACGTGAGGTCAACGTCCGGCACGTAGGCAGGCTTGCTCAACTCGGCCCCGCCCTCGTATAGCGCCATGAGGTAGGTTGTCGGGTCATCGGGGAGCACCAGGGGCGCAGGCTCGGAGGACTTCAGGCACGCGGCGAGGGCCTTGCGCGCCTCGGTTACCTCGCTCATGAGGCGGCGGGTGATGCAGCCGCTCACCGTGACCTCTATGGCGTCAAGCTCCACTGAGGACACGAGCGCGCCGTCCATGCCGGGCACCTGCGTCTGGGTGATGCGCCGCTTGGGCACCACCTGCCGCTTCACGTCGGTAACGAGCAGGTACGGCGATAGGTCGTTGCCGTCGAAGCGTATGGTCTGGTCAATGCTCATACGGCGTAACCCCTTCCTCGTGCCGTGATCCTGCTGCTCTGCGCCAGTGCGGTCGACACCGCGTCGACGCCTATGTAGGCGTTGGTGTCCTTGGATGCTATCTCGCGGAGAAGATTCACCATCTCGACCAGCATGGCCATAACCTCGGCGTCGTTTCCTCCGTCCTGCTGCGCCGTGCCGTATCCGACGGTGCGCACGCCGGACGAGAACCCGCCGTTGCTCGCCTCGAAGTACGAGGCGCTCGCGAGCCTTCGGGCTGCGTCCGAAACGGTGTCCTCGCCCTTGAGCATGCCGGTGGCGAAGTTCTGCGCGAGGTGCAGGCCGGAGCGCTCGCCGCCCTTCTCCGCGCCAGACCAAGGGCCTTCCTCCGGCACCGAGAAGCCCATGGCGCGCTTCGCGGCGCTTACGATGCTCCACGCGGCGTTTGACACCCACGTGATGCCCGCTCGGATGCCGCTGGCGAAGTTGCTCGCGAGGTGCGAACCCCAGCTGTAGGAGTTGCCCGCGTTCTGCATGCGGCTCGCGGCGCTTGCGAGCCTGCTTGCGTTGCTGCTTGTGGAGCCTACGCCGGAGCCGATGCCGCTGGCGAAGCTGCTCGACGCGCTGCGGCCCGTGCTGGAAAGCGACGAGGGCGTGCCGGACACCCCGGACGAGGCGCTGTTGGCGAGGCTCCGGGCGCTTGAGGACACGGAGCCGACGCCGGACGCGAGGCCGGATGAGAGGCCGCTGGATGCCCTGCTGCCCGTGCTCTGGGCGTCCCCCGGAAGCCCGCTGATGCGGTCGATGAGGGACTGGCCGAGCTGCGCGATGGAGCTTAGCGGGCCGGAGGTGTTGCCGCTGATGCCGTTGGAGAGGCCGGCGTCCACGTCGGAGCCGATGCGGTAGAACGCCTGCGACGGCGAGTGAGATTCCAGCGTGTCCTTGGCCTTGTTGATGACGTCTTGGCCGAGCAGCGCCGCCTGCTCCTCCGAAAGCGTGCCGTTGGCGATGCCGTCGGCGAGGCCTTGGTCGATGTCGTGGCCGAGCAACTGGGCGGCTGCGGGAACGTCGCCGCCCGTGAGCTGGAGCGCGATCATCGAGAGCATGGTGTTGGTGGCGGCGGACGCGGTGAAGCTGTTGGCGGTGATGCCGTCGGAAACGCTCTGCGGCAGGTTCCATCCGTTGTCCGCCATCTGCTGCGCCACGCCAGACCAGTCGCCGGATGCCGCGCTCTTGAGGATGCTCGTCGCGGTGTCCACGTTGATCTTGCCGCTCTGCATGCCGTTGGCCAAGGCGGTGGCGGCGTTCAGGCCCGCGTCGTTCATCTGGATGCCCATGGTGTTGAGCGTGTTCACGATGCTCTGGCCCGTGCCGTCCCACGAAGCCACCAGCTGCGTGAGCTGCTGGTCGTTCAGGCTGCGGAACGTCTCGACGGACACGCCCGCGTTGCTCAAGTCGTTGGCGAAGTCGTTGATGTCGCCGCCAACGGCGTTCATGGCCGTCGAGACCGTGGAGCTGGACAGCACGAGGTTCTGCATGCTGAAGGCGTTGCCGTCTGCTATGGCGGCCTGCGCCGTCATGGACGATGAGACGTTGTTGATCGACGTGTTGGTAGCGTCGAGGGCCGCCTGCGCGTCCTTCACCGCCTGCCCGTACTTGGAGTTCTCGGCGGTTGCCTCTATGGTTGCGCGCGCCTGCTCCATGGTAATGGGAACCCCTTGCGCAGCCATGGTGTTGTAGTAGTTCTGCGCCAAGGTGTCCATGTCGCCGTATACGTTGTTGTACTCCTGCTGCGCCTGCGTAAGGGCTGTGATGTTCTCGGCCTGCTGCTGGTAGAGCGCGGAGAGGTTCTGCTGCTGCGCGTCGACCTGAATCTGCTGCATCTTCTGGTCGATGTAGCCGCCGAGCGACTGCGTCACGTTCTCGATAGCGCCCTGCTCGTCCGAAAGCTTGCCGTTTGCCGCATCCGTCACCTGTATCTGCGTTCCGCACAGGTCGTTGACCGTCTCCACTGCGGTGCGGAGGCGCGCCTGCGCGTCGTTCGCGAGGTCGGTGTGGTTGGCGTACTGCTGGATGGTCGAGTAGGCCTGCTGAAGCTGCGCCATCTGGGCCGATGCGCTGGTGTTGGTGTCGCTGATCGTCTGGGCGAGCTGCGCCTGAGATTCCAGCATCTCTTCAATGTCCACCTTGGCGACACCGGCGGAGGCCCCGTAGCCCTCCAAGGCGTCGGCCCCGGCGTTTGAAGCGCTCACGCCCTTCTCGGTCGCTGCGGTAAGGCCCTCGGTCGCGGCCTTCAGGTTGTCCTCGTGCTCCTTTGCCTCTTGGAAGACGCCGACCAAGGCGGTGATGCCCGCGATGATCGCGAGCGGTGCTATCGTCGCAAGCGCGAGCTTGAGGCCCGTAGCTGCCACGGAGGCGGCCTTCATGGCCACGCTCTGCGCGGTCACGGCGGTGGTGCTGGCCTGAGCCGCCGTCGCGGAGGCCTTGTAGCCTTCGACGGTTCCCTTCGCGGCGTCCATGGCGCTCTTGCGCTCGGAGACCTCCTTCTGGAGGTTCGCGATGAGCTCTTGGTTTGCCTTGCTGCCCTTCTTCTGCTCGCGCTCAAGGTCTCGAAGCGCTGAGTTGTACTTGGTCTGCGCCGTTCCGGCCTTGCCCACGGCGTCGATGTACTGCTGGACGCCACCGGCGGCCTTGGCGGCAGGGTTGCGCTCAAGGGCCTTGGCAAGCTTCTCGTTTCCCTGATACGCCTTGAGCGAAGCCGCGTTGGTGGTAGTGAGCGCGTCGGCGTAGGTCGCTATCTCCTGCTTGGACTTTCCGTAGGCCGTGACCATCGAGCCGACGCCCTTCGTGATCCGACCGGAGACCGACAGCACGGGGCCTGCCGCTGCCGCCACGAGGCCGAAGCCCACTACGGCCTGCTGCGTTCCCTCGTCCATCTCGCTGAATGACTCCGCTGCACCGCCGACGGCGTTAGCCACGTCAGTGACCGCAGGTGCCAGAGCGCCGCCCACTTGGATGGAGGCGGTCTCGATTGCGCCGTTCATCTCCTCGATGCTGCGCTCGGTCTCGCCCATCTGGGAGTCGGCGAGGCGCTGGGCCGCCGTCTGGTCGTTGGTCGCTGCGGTGTAGCGCTGTATGCCCTCGGTGCCTTGGTTCATCATCACGAGGGCGGCGCGGGAAGCGTCAGCTCCGAAGATGGTCTGGATAGCGGCGTCGCGCGTCGCGGAGTCGAGGCCGCTCAGCTTGGCCTGAAGCTCACCAGCGACCCCGGCGGCGTCGAGCATGTTGCCGTTCGCGTCGCGGACGTTGATGCCAAGGCTCTCCATCATGGCGGCGGACTTGTCCGTTGGAGCCGCGAGGCGCTGAAGCATCGTCTTGAGCGAGGTGCCCGCGTCGCTTCCACGGATGCCGGCGTCGGCGAAGGCACCGAGCACGGCGGTGGTGTCCTGAATCGACCACCCGGCGCTGTGCGCCTGAGCGGACACCTGAGAGAGACCCTGCGTGAGGTCTGCAACGTCCGCAGACGATGCGGCGGCGGCACCCGCTAGGGCGTTGGCCGCCTCGCCGGTCTCGTCGGCGGTGAGGCCGAACGCGCCCATGGCCTGAACGGTCACGTTGGCCGCCTCGGCGAGCTGAAGGCTTCCGGCGGCTGCCAAGTCCATGGTTGTCTTGAGCGCGCCGCCCTTGATGTCGGCTGCTGTCAGTCCGCCCTTGGCAAGCTCCTCCATGGCGGCACCGGCCTCGGACGCGCTGAAAACGGTGTCAGCGCCCATGTCCAAGGCGAGCTGTCGCAGCTCCTCCATGTTGGCCGAGGGGTCGTTGAGCGCGCCGGAAACGCGGCTCATGCTGCTCTCGAAGTCGATGGCCGTCTTGGTGGCAGCCGTGCCGATCGCGGCGAGCGGGACGGTCACCCCGGCGGTCATGGCGTCGCCCGCATCGGCGACCTGCTGCCCGGCGCTGTAGATGCGACCGCCAGCCTCGGCGGCCTTGGAGCCTGCCTCGACCCAGCTCTTGGACATGGAGCCCTCTGCCGCTGCGGTCTTCACCGCGAGGCGGTCAAGGGACTTCTCAGCCCTCTCGACCGCAGAGGCGTTGTAGGAGCCGGATATGGCGATGGAGATGCTTGCCTTACCCATTGAGGTACTTCCTTATGGTCTGCTCGATACGGGTCTCAACCGCGTCCACAACGGCGTCCTCGTTGTCCAGTACGGCCTTCACGAGGGCGCGGGGAGGGTTGCCCTGCGGGACTCCGACGGGGAGGCCCCTGCGCCTGCCCGAAAGGTAGACGGCCCCGGCGTTGGCGAACTCGATGGTTCCCGCGCCGGGGTCGGTGCTCTGTATGCGTATTCCGTTCGAGATCGCGCGCATGGCCATGCTCGACGCGTAAGCGCCGGTTCTGGCGATTGACTGGGCGTTGTTTCGCGCGTCGGTGAGGATGGGCTTGGCGTCCTGCTTCAGGCCCTTCTTGAATTCGCGGGGAAGCTCCTTGTTGATCGAACGCAGGGCCTTGATGGTCTCCTGAAGCCCCTTTGCCTCGATGCGGACGCCGCCGCCGTGAGTGAACGCCATCATTTCCCCCCGCGATTGAAAATCCTGTTTACCCTCGCCCTTCGCGCCTCCATGTCGGCCTTGCGCCCCCGCTCCTCCTGAGCGTCGTAGAACATGTCCACGTACTCATCGAAAACAGCGGGGTACTCGTCGCACAGCCTCGCTAGGTCATACGGCGAGCACCCCGTTCTCAGGCTCAGAGCGGCTATTCGGGGCGCGCGTCCGCTAAAGGGGCGTCGGGCTTGTTGTCCTTGATTAGAACGTCGTAGGTGTCCGCAAGGGCCTCGACGGCCTCATCGAACTCCATGCCGTCAAGGCCAAGCTCCTTGAGCTTCCCGGCGCGCTTGGCGGCAACGTAGGCCCACGCGAAGTCGAGGCGGTTCTGGTTGGTGACGCGATCCGGCCAGCCTGCGGCGTTCTCCTGCGCCTCCCAGAGGGCGGAGCGGCCGCCCTCGATCTCGAAGCTGGTGCCGTCCTCCGGCTTGGTGAACACGAAGGCGTATTTCATCGCTGCTCCTTACTCGGTGATGTAGGACTCGACCTTGTTGACGACGGTGATGGTGACGGGAGTGCCGTCCGCGGAGTCGATGCCGATGTCGTCGGCGCTGAACTCGATCTCTGCGGCGTTGCCCTCGGGGTCGACATCGGGCATCTCGAAGTTCCACGGGACGTTCTTGAACTCGACGTCGAGCGTGCAGTTCTCGTCGTTGGTGTGCGTGAAGTGCCAGGCTGCGGAGCCGTAGACGATCTTCGAGGAGACCTTGGTGCCGGTCGCGGAGCCGGTGAGGTTCTTGCGCATGAGGTCGAAGTCCTCGGGAACGACCGTCATGGCGACGGTGGTGTTGAGCTTGCCCTCGGCGAGGAGGCGCGGCACGACCTGACCGGCTGCGCGCTTGGGCTCGAGGTTGTTGGACAGCTCGAAGTTGCCCTGCGTGACCACGACGTCGACGGGCGTCTGGCTGGAGGTGTCGAGCTTGAAGGTTCCGTCCGTGGGCACGAAGTAGCCGTCGAAGCAGGAGGGGGACACGACGTCGGCCCAGGACTGGAAGAGGGTGGCGTCGATTCCCGCCGCCGTGAGGCTCACGTCGAGCGGGGCGTTGCCCTCGAAGGTGAGGCCGAGCGTGTCCACCTTGCAGCCGTCGACCTTGTGGACGGTCTGCTCTGAGGTGTCGCCGATCTGGCCCCAGAAGGTCAGCTCGGGGAGGACGGAGCCGAGGGTGATGACGTGCTTGTAGTAGCCGCTCTTCCCCTCGGCGGGGGTGGACACGACGTTGCCCATGGCGGCGAGCGCGTAGAGCGCGAAGGAGTCGGCGTAGGCGAGCGTCTCGAAGTCAACGCCCATGTTGACCTCGGAGACGTAGGCGCCGTTGGCGGCGTTGGCGCGGAGGCCGCACGCCACGGCCTTGTTGTCGATGCTGCGCTCGGGGCTCACGAGGCCGCCGCCCGTCAGGCCGTGCTTGATGGTGGGCTGGGTGGCCGGTGTGTCTCCGTCCTGAAGCGCCACGCCCAGCATGCCGATGGAAACGTTAATCATCGTTGGTCTCCTTCTTCCGTGCGGCGGCGCGAACCGCCCCCTGCTCCTTGAGCGCCCTCACGAGCGCATCGGGCGCTTTCACCTGCGCGCCCTTCTTGAACCGATACGGGTGCCCGTTGAAGAACACCGCTACATCCTTGGTGGCGATCACTGCACTACCTCCCTGAACTTCTGCGGGCACTTGGCGAAAACGGAGCACTGCACGCCCACGGATGCAGCGGCCATGTGGTACTTGGAGCTGTCGCCGGAAACCCCGGCGGCCTCGATGGACGGGAACGAGTTGTCCACGGTCATGCGGAGGCGCTGGTCTGCCATGACCGCGTTGAAGACCGCGTCCACGTAGGCGAGCAGCGTGGCTGATGCCGTCGCTTGGTCGGAGTGCCGCGCGAAGCACATCACGTGAACGGTGAAGTCGAGCTGACCGGCACCGGGAACGGCGCGCCCGCCCATGGTCGCGGTGTCAACGATGGAATCGACCGCGATGTAGAACGGCGGCTCGCTGGTCGGGAACCCGTCGTAGACCTTCGGTGCCTGCACGCCGGGGTAGAGGTCGGCGAAGCCCTCGGCTACCTTGGCCATGCGCCGGTACAGCTCGTCGCGCGCCTCCTTGAACGTCACCATACGAGGTTCGCCCCCCGTCCGAACTGCTCGATTGCCGCGTTTACCTCCGGGATGTCGGTAGCGCCGTCCTGCCCTGCGGTCGTGAAGCGGATGAACCCGGCGTCGGTGCTCTCGCCCGTGGCCCCGATGGGGCGGTTGGACGGTCGCAGCATGTAGGCCGCAAGCTCCAAGACCGCGCGGGACACCTGAGCAGGAAGCTCCTCGTAGCCGTAGACGTACTCGACCCAGCACGGGCGCGGGAAGCACGCCACGGGCACCGCTTGGCAGTCGCTCGCAAGCTCGTAGCCCTCGGTGAGCAGCTCCCGCACGTCGCCGTGTTCGAGGGTCACGCACCGCTCGCGCCCGTAGTCCTTGGTGCGCCCGATCCGTGCCACGAAGGAGCGGCGGGCGTTGCGCTCGAACACGTCGGTCGCGGCCTGACGCGCTTGGAAGAGCGTCTCCTCGGGGAGTTTGTCGAACTCGTCCTGACCGTCGCCGTAGCCCTTGAGCGCGTCGAGCCTGAAGTAGTGGCGGGACACCACCTCGATGTAGGTGGTGAAAAGCGTCTCGCCGCCCTTCTTCCAGTCGATGCGGGCGGTGTCCGGGGCCTTGAGCGTCGGCAGCGTGACGGCGTTCCCCTCTACGGGAAGACCCTGCTCCCCGCCGAAGCGGGGGCGCAGGGTCGCGGAGTCGATCGAGGCGTCTGCCTCAAGCTGCAAGACGGCGGTCTCCGATGCCGCGACGCGGACGGTTGAATCCGGCGATACGAGCATCAGGCCTCCTCGTCCTCGTCATAGCCCTCGTCGTCCTCGTCCTCAACGGGTTCGGGCTTCGGCTTGGGCTTGGCCTTGCGGCGGGTGGTCTTGGCCTTGGGCTTCTCCTCAGGCTCCGGGTCGAGCAGGCCGCGCGCTGCGGCCTCCTCGTCGGACATGACCTCGCCCTCGAAGGCAACGAGGAAACCGTTCCGGATGACGCGCTTCTTGCTGGTGAACATGACTCCTCCTTACGCGCCCACGCCAGCGGCGGCGGGAGCCTTGTCGAGGGCGGTCTGGGTGGCGAGGCAGAAGGCGTCCGGGTAGCGCACCTGAAGCGCCTTAGTGTGCTCGCCGAGGATGGAAAGCTCGTTCTTGATGAACTGGTCGTTGTAGTAGCCGATCTCCACCGTGGTGCCGCCGTGGATGGCGCGACGGCGGGCGGCGAAGCTGTCGTACACGAGGATGCCGGGGCAGCTCGCGTCCTCGACCACCTGCATGCCCCAGTACACGTCGGAGCCGAGCGTCTGGTACAGGCCGGTCTCGGTCTTGTACAGGTCGATGGCCTCGCGCACCTCCGGGCTGACGGCCACGTGGGTGGGGATGCGACGGGCGTTGCGCATGACCTTGGTGCGCATCATGCGGATGGCGTCGAAGTACATGCCGCCCATGGCCTCGGTGAAGGTCTGGATACCGGTGACGTTGGTGATGCCCACGATGTGGGTGGAGTCGGAGCCGTTCCAGTACTTGCCGTTGGTGATCTCGTCAAGGTCGAGCAGGAGGTCGTGCTCGATGAGGTCAAGCAGCTCGTCGTAGTCCATCAGGGTGTCCTTGGAGATGGGCACGTAACCCGCGATGGTCTCCTTGTTGGCGACGGCGTCCTTAAACGCGTAGATGACCTGAGCCTTGGTGGCGCTGGTGCCGGAGGTGACGCCAGCCCACGTAGCGGGCGCGCCGCTCTCGTTGGTCTTGTCGCGCTGCTTGTAGGTTACGGAGCCTGCGGCGGGCGTCTCGAGCAGGGTGCTCGCGAAGTTCTGGAACACGCCGGGGAGCTTCGCGGGAAGCTCAAGCTCGATCTCGGTGGGAGCGCCCACGGTCACGACGCTGGCGGCGTTGCGCGGGCCGACCTCGGCGGAGTTCTTGAAGCCGACCTGAAGGCCGTGGAACTCGTCGCGGGCACCGAGGATGCGCACGCCGAATGACTCGTTGTGCGGCTTGGGCTTGGGCGCGTTGCGGAGCGCGTCCTCCTCCTCGATGACGTGGCCGATGGTGATGTCCAGCTGCTCGATCTGGCCCTGGATGACGAGCGCCTTGCTCTCGTCCTTGTCATCCACGGCGCGGCGCTGCTCCTCGGCGAGGCGGTTGCGCTCCGCCCAGAGCTGCTTGGAATTGAGGATTGCCATGTTCTACTCCTTTGTCCGGTAGACCCTGTTTCCCAACACGAGGAGGTGGCACCCCTCGTTTTGCTGCATGGTATTTGCGGCGTGAGATTTGCCCGGCTCGTCCTCCGGCTCGGCGGGCTTGGGGGTGGAAAGCGCCTCGATTGCCGCCTTCGGGGCATGCTTGTAGCGGGCCAGCATGGCCGGGTCGATGCAGGCCGCCACGCGCTGCTCGGTCTGGATGATCTCGTCCGCGAGGCCCGCGTCAACTGCGGCCTGCGCGTCGTACCACGTCTCGGCGTCCATGGCGGAACGCACGTCCTCAACGTCCATGCCGGAGCGTGCGGCGATGATGCCCGCAATGGTTCCGTCCACGGCCTCAAGGCGCTCTGCGGCCACAAGAAGCTCTGCCGCGTTGCCGCTCGTGTAGGTCCATGCGTCATGAATCATCAGCTGCGCGAAGTCGCTCATGATGACCTTGTCCGCCATGACGGCGATGTAGGAGGCCGCCGAGGCCGCGATTCCGTCGACGTATGCGGTGGTCTCGCCCTCGTAGCGCTGGATGGCCGACGCGATGCCGAAGCCCTCGTACACGTCGCCGCCGCAGCTGTCGATGCGGATGTCGAGCGGCTTGGGACTCAGCTCGTCAAGCGTCGCGGCGAAGTTCTTGGCCGTGTTGCTCGAATCCATGTCCCAGAAGTCGCTCCCGATGGTGCCGTAGAGGTACACCGTCGCGCGCTGGGCCTCATTCTTGATTTGAAACATTCGTGCCTCCTACTCCCGTCTGGCTCCCGTCTCCGGGTTCCTTCGGCTTCTCTGCGTTGGACGAGTTGAAAACGTTCACGGTTCCGTCGGGGTTGACGGTTCCGTAGTTCAGCGGGAACAGCGGAAGCCCGATGCCCTCAAGCGGGTCGAAGTCCTCAAGGTCGCGGACGTCCTCGCGCGTGATCGCGCCCAGATAGCCCATCTCGCGGTAGTACTGGGTGCGGGTGGCGTCGTCGCCGCGCATGAGGCCCTGAACGCGGAACTTGGCCTGCGCGTTCGGAAGCCCGCAGGACGCGAGAACCGGCTGCAACGCGATCTCGATGCACCGCACGTCGGGCACGATGGTGTCAGTCACGTAGTCGATGTTGGACTGCTGCCCGCCGGCGTAGGTCGTCTGGTCTCCGTCGTAGACCTTCCAAGGAGGCACGTTGCAGGCGCGGCACACCTGATGCAGCACCCACTTCTGCTGCTCGATGACCGACGCGTCCTTCATGGTCTGCTGGTCGGCAACCCACTTGGCCCCGTAGCCGAAGATGGGCGCACGCCCCGCCTCGGTGATGCCGCTCTTCATGTCGATTGCCGTGCGCAGGGCGCTCAGCTTCTTCTCGTCGTTGATGACGTTCCCGGCTGGTAGCTCGACGTGGCCCAGATGGTGGTTCCCGTTGCGGAGCATCGAGCGGTAGAACCGCTCAAGGTCGAGGCTCAGGCCGATCTCCTCGGCGGCGAGCTTGGCCAAGGACTTGCCCTTGATGCCGTCCTTGGTCACGTGCGTGCAGATGTTGACGACCTCGTGGTTGAAGTACGTCCCTGCGGGCACGTGGTCATCGCCCGGCGCTACGGTGTAGGTGGTGCGGTAGCCCTTCGGCGCGTCGCGGTCGTAGTTGTGCTGGACGGTCGCGGTTATGGGCCAGATGGCCTCGACGCGCCCACGGTTCCATTCGATGAACCAGTATGCGTTGCCGAACGTGTCACGGCGCAGCACCGTCCACGCCATGAGCGCCGGGGCGGTCATCTCCTCGTTGGCCATGCCGTTGAGGAGCTTCGCAAGCGGATGGTTTGTCAGGCGCTCCGATCCGCTGCGCCTGTGGTTGACCACGCTGAACGGAAGCGACGCCATGGAGCGCGCCTTGGTCTGCTCGCATGCCGCGTAGTCGATGGACATAAGCGCGCCGTAACCCGCAGGCGTGGGCGCGAAGCCCGGCGGTAGGTTGACGCGAACAACGTCGGAAAGCTCCGGCTCCTCGCCGCGCTTGTAGAACATGTCGTAGAAACGTCCCATGCTGCCCCTTTCTTCTGGCGGCATGGTACGGGCGGCGTGAGATTAGTAGATCTCCGGGGCGTCCTCGCTCCCCGACACGAGCTTGTTGTAGGCGAGCGCGGCTATCGCCAAGGCAATAGCGCCGTCTATCTTGGACTTGCGGGAGTCCTTGCCGAATCGCGTTCCGTATGGCTCGCGCTCCTCCTCCACGGTGTTCTCCAAGTGCTGCCGAAGCTTCCTCTCTCCCTTGAGCTTGAGCCGCCTGTCCTTCACGAGGTTCATCACAATCGAGGTCGCTTGGCACATGGTGGCGTTGTTCTGGGCGAAGGACACGGTCTCGATGCCGTAAACGTCGTTGAGCTGGCTGCTCATGACGATCATGCGGTTCGGGTCGATGCCAACGACCTCCGGGTAGTGCTCTTGGCACACGCCCGCCACAAGCTCCATGATCTGGTTGAGCGGATAGTGCCCGGTGTCCTCGTCCGGTGTGTCGAATATCCAGCTTTTCGTGTAGCCGACCATGGTTCCGCGCTTGTTCTTGCGCTCCTGATAGGCCACGATCGCATAGGAGTCGCCAGCCGTAGCGCCGTCGATGCCGATGGTGAACGGGCTGTCGAAGTCGAGCTTGTTTGGCCCGCGCTCGCATCGGTCGAGTTGCGCCGTGGTGAAGCACGAGTACGCGTCCCTGTCGGACGGGAAGCGGTTGGCGGTGTAGCGCTCGAACGACCTCTTGGACGTGGCCATGCCGCGCTGGTCTTGGATGCTCTCCCACGTGACCCAAGAGGCGCACATGAGCGGTTCCCAGCTCTCGCGCTTGTCGATGTCCGCGCCGTCATCGAGGCCCAGCCAGTAGAGGTACATGCCGGGGTCGTCGTCGGCCTTCTGCAAGGTCTCCCACAGGAAGCCCTCGCGCGCGTCGCCTGCGGTGGTGATGCCGATTGAAAGCGGGTTCCAAAGAACCTTCTGGCCCTTCAGCCCGGCGTCCCACACCTTGCTGTCCTTGTAGACGTGCAGCTCGTCAAAGATGAGCACGTTGAAGTGCCAAGACTCAAGGGCGTCCGGCTTGTTGGGAAGCACCATGATCTTCGCGCCGGTCTCGTTGTGGGTGATGACGTCCTTGCCGATGTCCCACTGTTCTTTCCACGTGTCGTTGAGCTTTATCATGGTGGCGATCTTCTCGAAGATGTTGCGCACCTGATCCTTAGAGCTTGCAACCACGCCGTACTGCCCGTTGTGGATGACCTCCATCGTTGCGACGGTGAGAACGGTCGCTGCGGCAAGCTCGGTCTTGCCGTAGCCGGAAGGCAGGCCGATGATCACGCGGCGGAAGCGGCGCTTGAACCTTCCGCCCTCCATGCTCCCCGTTGCGAATATCGGCTTCCAGATGTTCTCGCGCTGGAAGGGTTCGAGCAGGAAGGGCTTGCCGTAGTAGCTGTCGTTGGATACGTGGTGGCACATGGAGGATAGGCACTTCTCGTAGTCGCGCGCCATGATTAGGCCCTCGCGCGAGTACGTGGTCTCAGTCCTCCGCATCCTCTATCACCACCTCTGATTCCGGCAGCTCGTATGCCGCGTCGATGCTCTTGAACATGGCTGCGGTGTCCGCCGCCGTCTTGGTGGCCGTGGCGTCCATCAGGCCGATGCGCGATCTCGCCAAGGGCGATAGGCCTAGCATGTCGGACAGCGCGCGAATCTCTCTGCTCGCCTCCTTAAGGATGGTGAGCGCCGGGTTCTTGCGCACGAGCGGAACCTCGCGCCCGTCGGCTGTCTTGAACGGCTTCACGCCTATCTTGTCGAAGATGGCTATATGGCCGTCATCGGAGTGGATGGCCTGCTCGGCCTGACGCGCCACGGCGTGCCAGTATGTCAGGAGCCGCAGCGTCGGGATGTCCTGCTCGGTGAAGCTGTTGACCGGCGGGGCGAGCCACGCCCATATCTCGCTCTGCACTGGGTCTTGGGCTATGTCCCGAGGCATGAGCACCCCGGTGCCGCCGTCCTGCACGGCAAGGCCGTATGAGTCAGAGAGGCCCCGGCGTATGGCGTTGTGCTTCGGCTTCGCGCCCTTCACAGTCCCTCACCCCTCAGTGCGTCCTCGATCCTCTTGGCAGCCCTGCGCAGCTTGAGGCACAGGGGCGATGACGTGAGCATGGATGCGCGCGAAAGGTCGCTCGCCGCCACGTGGGCGCGCTGCAACACCTCTAGAACCTCGTCATCCGTCATGGATGCGGACGGGGCGGGAGCCTGAAGCTCGCCCGTGTAGGCGTAGCCTCTGGCCGCGCGCGAGCGGCACGTGGCGGAGCAGTACCGCGCCGTGCTTCGCTGGGCCTTGAACTCCCGCCCGCAAACCTCGCATCTCTTTATCATCGTGTCTCCTTACGGTTACGCGGCCAAAGCCAAACAACCCGCTTGCATCGAAGCGCGCGGGATAGGTGAAGCCGGTTTGAAAACGACCGCGCAAAGCCTCAACGGCTTATCTGTGAGAGGTGAACCCCCCCCATAAACGATTCGAAGTATGTAGTCAGGAATCTTTCGGAGCTTCGGGCTTTTCCGCAGCTTCTCGAACTGGTCTTCGGTCGGGACGGCGGTCTGTCCTCCGGGCGTCGTGCATAGGTAGTGCGAAGCCATCTGCGTTCCGGTTAGCTCGTTTACCTCCTTCGCCTTTATCCCCGTTGACTTGAGCCATCGGGTGAAGGCGAGCGTTTCCTCCTCGGAGTGGAAGCGGGTTTCGCGCTCGTAGCTCTCCGTCTCCTTCATCATCTGGGATGCGAAAGACTCCTTTGCGAGCATGAGCGACGAGCCGGGCGACTGGTGTATGGCCTTGAAGCAGTGCGCCGTACCAACCTGCTGCATGCGATCAGTTGGGGCGCACTCGATGCCGTTCAGAATCGAAACGGCGTTGAACCTGTTTCCCTCGAAGCCGGGAAGGTCGCCACACCCGCAGCACGCGGGGCTGTCCCCCATGGGCCGAAGCCGGTTCTCGGCGCAGAAGAAGGCAAGCCCGTTGCCGTGGCACGCGTCTTTTATGAGCGCGTAGTGCGTCTCTAGCAGGTCTTGCGGGTAGCAGTAGTCCCCGCGAACCTTCACGAGGCCCCTTTTTCCGCGCTTGAACTTCATTCCCTCGACGGTCACACCGTAGGCCCCAGCCTCGGCGAAGCGCGGGATGTTTGCAAGGAACTCGCGCTTTACGCTCGTTATGTACGGCTGCGCGCGAACTATTACGCGGCGGCAGTTTCCCGCCAGCTTTTCGACCATCGAAAGGCGCTCCTCGAACGTTGGCGCGCCCGGCTCCATCTTGTCGTATGACGAGCAGACCATGGAGATCTGAACAACGGCGTTGCACTTCCGCAAAAGCGATATGTACGGCTCCTCGGTTATGAGCTTGCCCTTTGTCGATATGATTACCGGGTAGCCGGTTTCTGCGAACACCTTTAGGCACTCTAGCGACGCCCCGGCCTTTCGCTCTATGGGCTGGAAGGGGTCGGAAAGCCCTCCCCAGTGAAGGGGTATCCGCCAGTCGCACCACTTCGTCACGGTCGTTCTCTTTCCCTCGATGAAGCTGCGGAGCTGCTGCGCGCAGTTCTTCATCGTTACCTTCTCTATATCGACCTTGGTTCTTGCGAAGCAGTACTTGCAGCCATGGGAGCAACCGGAATACGTGTCGAGCCTTATGGGGTACTCGCACAAGACAGCCTGCGAACCGCACTCTACTCCCATTCCTCCGCCTCCTTTATGATGCGGGCGGAAAGCTCGTCGCGCCCGATGGCCTTCACGTAGGCCTCAACGCTGTCCTTAACGTCGATGGGGAACACTAGGGAGAACGAGAATGTTTCGCCGTTGCCCTTGGTGACGTTCGTCGCGAAGTCCTCCGTCATGAGGTCTTCTATGGCATCGACCGGAGCGCCTTTATACAGGTACTCATCGAAGCCGAAAGATTCCCAGTCGGCGTTCAGGTTGTCCATATCCTCGGTAAGCGTTTCGTAGTCGAAGCCGCTCGATAGCGTCGTTTGGTTGTGTACGTGCGTGTATGCCCGGCGCTGCTCGTCGGTGAGGTGGTCGAGCGATATGACGGGGGCGGTTTTGATGCCCAGCTGCTTCAGGGCCAGAACCCGCCCGTGTCCCTCCACGATCTCCGGCTCCCCGTCCTTGTTGTGCCATACGGCGATGGGGTCGCAGTTGCCGAACTCGCTTATTGAGGCGGCTATCTGGTCTACTTGCTTTCGGATGTGTATTTTCGCGTTGTTTGCGTACGGAACGAGGGCACTTACCGGCGTTTCCTCGATCTTCAGGTCTGGCATAGGGCGCAAAACAGCCTCCTTTCGTAGGGTGAAAGGAGGCTATCGCGGGTGTGAGATTTAGCGTTGCGTTTTTGGCTGCCTTAGCGTTGCAGCCGTTTGAAGGCCCCGAACCTCCAATTTTGTGGCGATACGCGTTTGGGGGTTGCGCGCGGGGTATGAGGAGGCGTTTCGGATTTTCCAAGGGGTTAGGGGGTCTTGCGCCTGAGCTTGGCGTCCTTCAGGCCGTGGCAGCTCTTGCAGCGCAGGGCTAGGTTGGCCGGGTCGTTCGTGCCTCCCTTGCACAGCGGCACGATGTGGTCGACCTCTCCTCCCATGCCCGCAGTCCTCCACCGCCTGCCGTCGTGCCATGCGCACACCCTGCCGCAGTCGGTGCACCTGCCCTTGGTTCGCCCTATCGCCTGCTGCCTTGCCGCTTGGTACTCGGCGCTTGAGTAGTTGCGCCTCCACGGCTCGCGCTCGGCTCTTGCCTTGTCGCCTTGTGTCGGCTTGCGCTTGGGTCGCGGCCTGCATGCGCAGCGCTGGCCCGCCGGTACTATGCGCCCGCAGTGCGGGCAGTACGTGCGCATGCGGCTCATTGTGCCGCCTCCTTCAGCAGCCTCTTGGTCTCGTGGATGGTGATCTCAAGCGCCCGCGCTATCTCGCCCAAGGTGCAGCCTATGCGCCGCATCCTCTGGGCGTGCTTGGCCAGCTGCTCGCGCGTCCTCTGCTCGTTATCCATGGCGCTCTCCCGGCTGCGTGTTCTTGCTCGTGAGGTGCCACGCATGGCAGTAGGGGCAGCGGTACCAGTCCTGCCCGTACCGTGCCCCTACCCGCATGGCCGCAAGCTCGCTGTAAAACGCTGCCTTCTGCGTGCACATGCGGCGCTTGCGCTTGGTCTGTCTGCGTCTGTGGTGCCTGCTGTGTCCCATGGCCATGCCTCCTTGGTTGGGATGGTATGGCCAGCGCAAGACCTAGAACCTTCCGCGCCTTCGGTTGCGCTCCTCGCAAGCCCGCATGATCGGCTCCATGTCGTGCACGCCCAGAGCGGCAACGAGGTTGAGCGTCGCCTGTATGACATCTGCGCACTCGTCTATGACGTCTCCTGTCGCAGCCTTTACGGAAGGCTTGAACGGTACCGCTCTCGGGTCTTCGTCGGTGCGGTCGTAGAAGACGAGCTCCTCGTTGAGCCTCTGCCAAGCGCCGAAGACCTCGGCAGCCTCCTCCAATGGTTTGAGCGCCTGTGCCTTACTTGCATCCAAGTCCTTGAACACCGCCACGCTTCCAACGTTCACCGATTCCATACGCACCCCTTGCAGCCCTCGTCTTCATCGTCCTGCATGTCGATAAGATGCTCGTTGATCCAGTTGGCGCACTGCGCCGTTCCGCACGTCTCGCCCAACTCGTCCAGCATCTGGTTCTGGCACACGCCGTAGTCGCAGCACACCTCAATGAAGCGGCATTCGCTCCAGTTCTCTCCCTTGGCCATGGCTACGCCTCCAAAGCCTTGAGCGCCCGGCGGGCGTTGTCCGTGAGCTGCCGCTGCCATGCCCCGTTCTTGGGCGACCACCTGAACCCGTTGGCCTTGAGCTTCGCGCGGGTGTCCGCCTCCGGCTTGCCGTCGAACACGAGCTGAAGCCGCATGATGTCAGCGTTCTCCACCACGGTGCAAGGCTCGCCGTTGATTTCGGTCTCGCGGTCTTCGGTGTCGGCCTCCTTCTCGCGCTGAAGCTCGGCGATGCGCTCGCGGGTGCGCTTGATCGTGGCGAGGTTGTTCGACAGCCGCCACGACGTGAAGGGCTGGCTCATCCCGAAGCGCTCCATGTCGTGCTTGACGTGCTCCGCCTCGTCAACGTCAACTCCGTCGAAGCCCTCAAGCGTGCCATGCTTGCGGTAGTGGGCGTTGGCGCGCTTCATCATGTCCTGACGATCCTCTAGCCGCTTGGCCTTGGCCTCAAGCCTTTCGAGCGCATTCGGGTCGCCCGCTTGGATGCCGCCGGTTCCGATGGACGCGATGCGGCGCTTGATGCCCATGACCTTCTCGTAGCGCTCCATGTGCGAGCTTCGGCGGGCGTTCTGGCGCTCCTTCTTGCGAACAGGGAAGTTCCCGCCGCCCGAAACGAGGATGCTTGGGCACATCGCGTCGATGCGGTAGCCCTCGTTCAGCCACTCGGCGTACTTGCGTGCGAACCTGTCCGCGAGCGCGTATGCCTTCTCCGCAAGCTCGGGGAACCTCCCGGCCTGCTCATCGGCAATTCGGTAGGCCTCGTCCACCTGCGCGCGGTAGCCCTCGGTCTCGCTGCCGACCTTGAACTCGCGCATGCTGTTCGCCTCGTGCGCCGCGCGGGCCTCGGCCTCGTTTATCTCGTAGTACCTTGCCATGATAGAATCCTTTCGTCCGGCGGGGCCTAGCCTGCAAGCTCTCGGCCCCGCCCGCATTGTCAACTCAACCGGCGATGATGTCTCTGACGAGCATCACGATCTGGTAGCCCAAGAACACCGTCAGCCCGTCGAGCGCCAAGCACGCCAGCACGAGGAAGAGGCACCCCATGCAGCCCATGGGCTTGCTCTCCTCGGTGATCCCGGCGCGCCACTCGTCCTTGCTCAGGCTCATCGCGGCTCACCATCGATGACCGTAGGCAGCACATCGCTCGCCATGTCCATGCAGGCCTCGCACCTCGTCCAGTCCGGCTCCGGCCCGCTGACGGCCTCAAGGGCCTCGGTGAGGTGCTTGCGCGCCGCGTCGATGCGGATTCGCGCCTGCTCCGCCTTAACGTCTTTCATCGTGTCTCCTTTCACGCTACGAGCGACAGAAAGCACAGGAACGCAAGCCCGAGGGCGAGAAGCTGTAGCGTCTTGAGCGCTGCGTAGATGATGGCAACGGGTATGCTCACCGCCGCAGCGATGGCTATTGTCACTAGCGCCTTCCTCACTCGTCCCCCTCGCTTTTTGCTGCCTCCGCGTCGAGCTTGTCGGCGTACTCAAGGAGCCGCTTCTTGAGCAGATCGAGGCCGAAGCGCTCAAGCTCCTCAGCGCGATACGCCGGGAAGTAGTTCCCGGTTCTGGGTTTCTCTTCGTCCTTGCAGACGCGAGCCTCGGCGAGGTTGCGTCCGTTGTCCCACAAGTCCATGACGAACGTCTGAGTACCGGTGCGCAGCTGGTACGGCCAGATGCGGGTATCCACGCTCATGGCCTCATCGCGGCTCCACCCGAAGCGGATTTCCGCGACCTCGCGCAGCCCTTTTTCGGTCGCGGCCTTCTCCCGTATCTCCTCAGCGGTAAGCCCGAGGCCGTTTTCGCTGTGGCCGAAGTCATAGGAGTCCTTCACCGTGAGGTACGCCGTCTCGAACGGCTCGTTGAGCTTGTAGATCTGCACCTGCCTCGGCTCAACCTCGCCATCCGGGCTTTCGCCCTTCCTGGCATCGGACTCCGCCGCCTCGCGCTCAAGCTCGGCGATGCGGTCGCGAAGCTCCTCGTTCTCCTTCTGGGCCGCCTCAAGCTCGGCCAGCACGTACTGTTCGCAGTTCTTGATTTCCATGTCAGACCCTTTCCCTGATGGTGATGATCCTTCCGGTTTCCCGGTCTTCTATCTCCCAGCGCCCGTAGTCGTAGAGGCCGGGATGGTGCGGCGGGAACAGCCCCAGGAGAAGCCCGTCCCACCACTGCTGCTCGAACTGGATGTTGTCCCACACCCAGCGGGGAACGAATCGCGCCGCGCCGTGGAACCCGTCGTGGCACCCCGTGGTGCCGGAACCGCAGAGCGCGAACAGCGGGCTGCGAAGGCTCCACTTGCCGTTCGGCGTGACGAGGTTGAAGCGCTCGCCGCGCCCCCTCGGTATCACGTGGTGGCAGCTCATGGCGGGCTTGCCGCAGATGCAGCACCACTCCTGCGTGCGCTCGTAGTCCCTCGCTCCCTTGCCGGTGTATCGCGCGCCCACGTGGGGCTTTCCGTAAAGCTCGGCCCTCTCCAAGGAGTGGCCCTGAAGCTGTCCCATCGAGATCATCGGAGCCTCCTGTCCGGCCCCGTGACCTCGATGCGCTCGCAGGCCCCGCCGAGCCTTGAGGCGATGCGAGCGCCGGGCATGCCGCCCCAAAGCTCGCGCAGCTGCCCGATGCTGTAGTTGCTCGTGACGATGGTCGGCAGCCCCTCGGCGGTTCTGGCGTCTATGAGGCCCGTGAGCGTCTCGATTGCCCAGTCGGTGGGCCTCTCCGCACCTAGGTCGTCAAGCGCCAGAAGCGGAACGGTCTCGGCCCTTCTCAGAGCGTCGCGGTCTCCTCCGTTGAAGCCGTCGCGGATGCTGTCCAGCAGGTGCTTGGCGCTCACGAGCTTCGCGGGCGGCTTGGTGCCCTTGGAGCGCTCGACGGCGACGCGCACCGCATGGGCCGCCGCGTAGGTCTTGCCGCGCCCCGGCTCGCCCCAGAGGTACGCGCCATGGCCCCGCTCCACGATCCTGCACACGCGCTCGCCGATGTCGCTCTGGGCGCGCATGTAGCCGCCTCGAAGCCCGGCCTTGCGCAGCCTGCACTCGCGGGCCTTGCGCATCATCTGGCGGTACTCGTCGGTCTGCTCGAAGGGCACGGGCTTGGCCGGTTCGATGCCCTCCGGCACGTCGAGGCCCTTGAGCGCGTCAGAGATTCGAGTACTCGTCATGGCTGGCCTCCATTCGCTCTCCCTGCCGTTTCTGCCACGTGGTGCATGCGGCCTGCCACGACTTCATGGGGTTCCTGCCGACCTTCCACCCCTTGCTCTCGTAGAAGGCCACGAAGGCCTCGGGGTCGAACGTGTAGCCCTTCTCGGAGCAGTACTCGCGCACCTCGTCCACCGAAGGGGGCGTGAAACGCCTAACCTTTGGTTTGGACTGGTTTGGTTTGGATTGGTTTGGATTGGATTGGCTTTCCGAATTTTCGGAATCGTCGGAAACCATTGGTTCGCACGATTCGGAAACCACTGGTTCATCATCTTCGGAAACCTCTGGTTTCTCACTTTCAGAAACCCGTGGTTTTCCCTTTGGCCGACCGCCCTTGGAACCTCGTGCCCTCATGGCTTTCGAGTTGTCGATATCCTCTTTGAGCGATATGAACAAAGCCTTGAGCATGTACGGAAGCTCGACCTCGACGCCGAACATACCGTACATGTTTATCGCGTATATAAGCTCCTTGCGGTCGCTCTCCTCAAGCTCGGCGCACACGTCGCCGAACTTCTCAAACACCGTGAACGCTTCGGCCATCGCAAGCACCTCCCTTGAACCTTGAGGTCGGAAGATTGCTCTTGCCGATGTTGCAGTACTCGCATGCGGTCACGAGGTTGCTGATGTCATCCGTCCCGCCGTCTGATACCGGCACGATGTGGTCAACGTGGAGCGTTACGTCGGGTGCCTTAGCGCCGCAGTACTGGCATGTGTAGCCATCGCGATCGAACACCTCGTACCGGATTCGAGGCGGGAGGGGCTTCCTGCTGCCGCCCCCGCACCTCCACGCGTGAACCGGCTTCCTGCTATCGTCAACGGTCTCACTCAATGCCTCGAAGATCGCATCGAGTGGCCACGAAAGCTCGGGTTCGACGCCATAGGTTCCATAGCGGGCGAGTGCCCGGAGGAGGTCTCTCTGGTACTCCTCCGGCACCCGCTCGACGGCTTCAGTAAGCCTCGGCGACCACGTAAAGGTATGTCCTGTGGTCTGCTGCATGGCTCTACTCCCCGTGCTCCCAGACGTATGCGCCCTTGACGCCGGTAACGGTCACGGTTCCGCCGCTCCCGATCAGCGCGCACAGCACGTCGCAGCTGAGGCGGCTCACGCCCGGATGCTCCACGAGGTAGCACATGGCGATGCGCTGAAGCTTCTTCTGGCTGTAGGACGGCTCAAGCTCGGAGCCCTTGCGGGCGCGCTTCGCCGTCACGAACACGAGCGTCGTGGCGTCTGCGTCGATGCAGACCAAGTCCGCCTTGCCCTCCGCGCACTCGTAGCCCGTGGTGTTGGTCTGCGGGTGTCCGGCGTCGCGCAGGTACGCCTGCGCAGCCAGCTCGCCGATTGAATAGGTCTTCTCCATGGCTCCTCCTAGAAGGGAATGTCGTCGTCGTAAACGTCCGCGCTCGGCTCCTGAGCGGACTGCTCCGCGCGCTTGCCGCCTTGGAAGTCGATGTCCTCGCCGATCACCTCAAGCTTCGAGCGCTTCTGGCCGTCCTTCTCCCAGACGTTTTGGCTGAGGCGGCCAGCCACGGTCACGTGCGAGCCCTTGGCGAGGTACTTGCTGATGCTCTCGGCGCGGTTGCCGAAGAAGACCACGTCGACCCAGTTGGCCTTGTCCGACCACTCGCCGTTGACCTTCTGTCGCGTGTTCACGCACACCGCGAGGCTGCACACCTGCGTGCCCGACGCGGTTGCGCGAAGCTCCGGGTCGCGCCCGAGGTTGCCGCTAATCGTCACTCGATTGATGCTCATCCGTCTCCTCCTTGCTGTGGTCTGAGTCCTTGGCGATCTGCGCGAGGTACTTGCCCCACTCGGTCACCTGCCCAAGGGTCAGGTCGCCGGGCTGCACGTCCCCGAAGCTGGCCTTGTACCAGCTGTCGAGACCGCTTTCCTTCACGCCCTGAGCCATGCACTGGGCCTTGAGCTGCAAGCAGCGCGTGAGCCACTTCTTCTTGTCGGGAGCTGCCTGAGCCTTGCCGGTGGTGTTTCCCAGCTGGTGGTTGCGCGGGTTCGCGGGAGGCGTTGTGCCGCCCGCCCCGGTGTCCCCGTCCGTGTCGTCATCGCCAGCGAGGCCGAAAGCCTTGAGGAGCGAGTAGCGGCGGGCGTATGTCTCGCGCTTGCCGAACTCCTGCGGGTCGCTGTCGTACTGGTATGGGGTCACGTCGAGCACCTGCATGGTGTCGCCGTACATGACCGCCGTGTGCAGCAGCATGCCGTTCTCAACCACCTCGGAGTGCTGCGAGAGGAACACGCCGTTCTCGTTGAGCGCCGGGCGCACCACGTCTAGAACAGCGTCAAGCGTGGTGTAGTTGTAGGTGTACTCGCCGCCGGTACGCGTGCGAACCTTGGCCGTCTTGTCCTTCTTGGGGTTCTGCATCTGCTTCTGCGCTGCGCACAGCGCCTCCGCGAGCGTCTTGATTTCCGCCATGGCTACTCCTCCCCGGTGAGCTGCTTGTAGTGGTCGCAGAAGTGGCAAGCAGAGCAGTAGTCCATGCACTTGGGGTCTTCGCCGGGTCGGTGCTCGACGTAGAACTTGCCCTTTCCGCTGGCGCTCTCCTGCTCCATGCGGGCGTTGGCCTCCTCCTCGCTGTCAAAGAGGCGGATGGCGCTCTTGCGGCCCTCCTTCATGACGGCCCACTTGTCGGCGCGGTGCCAGCGCTCCTTCTCGGTGCACATGGGCAGCTTGTCATCGGGAAGCTGCTCGGCGGCCTCGATCTCCTCGAAGCGCTTCACCAGCCATTCCCCGCACTGCCGAATCTCCTCGTCGGTGAAGTCCCACCCCACGCGCCAGACGGGGTGCTTCGGGTAGTCGGCCTTGTTCTTGGCGTCGCTCTTCTTGTGATCCTTGAGCAGCGCCACGATCTCGCCGCGATGGGCGTCGAAGCCTATCTGCCGCAGCATCCAGCAGTAGATGAGGGTCTGCTTGCGCCAGTCCGCAAGCTCCTCGTCATCCTTCGCGCCGAAGACGGCCTTCCAAGCCGATGCCGTCTTGTAGTCCGTGACGGTGCCCGTCGCATCGTCGTAGAGGTCGAAGATGCCGGACAGCTGGTAGCCGTTGGGCATGTCCACGACGAGGTGGTTCTCCTTAAGCTGCGTCTCGGTCTCCTCGGCGTTTTGGAGTATCTGGTGCACGGCCGAGCCGAAGATGGCCCACACCATGTCGGCAACGTCCTGCGTGATCTCGCCATCGTGGCGGCGCTGAAGTATGGCCTCTCGCGTTCCCTTGAGGATGGTTGTGACGCTGTAGCGCTTTGGCGTGTACTTGTAGTCACTCTCGGCAGCCGAGACGAACGGGCGCGGGAGGTTCAGGGAGTTGGTGAGGTTCATGCCTAGCACCCCCCGAACAGGATGCCGAAGATAGCCTTCAGCTCGTCGCGCCGTTCCTCGATCTTTTGCATATCGCTGCGCGCGTTGGCCAGCGCCTTCTCGGCAACGTCATCGGGGTACTTGGCGATGATCGCCTCGCAGATTGCGATGGTGTTGTACGCGGACTGGCACATGTCAACGTCGGCGCTGCGGGTCTCGTCCGCATCGTGGGTGAGCATGAACACGATGTTGCTCTCCACAACGCCTGCGGCCTTGTGGAGGTTGTCGTGCAGGTCGTGCATGTCGACGCCGTTCATGATGTTGCGCCCGAAGTACTTCATGGTTAGTTGCTCCCTTCGGTGAGCATGTGGTCTTCGTCTTCAATGGGGTCGTAGATTTCGCCGGTCTCGGCGTCCACGTTGGCGGGGCGCTCCTCGTCAAACGGCAGCGGCTCGGCCTCGTACTCGTCGCCGAAGTCAAGCTCCTGCTGCTCGCTCTCGATGGTCAGAACCACGGTGCGGCCCTCCTGCTTGATGACGTCGAAGGCGCCTGCCGCGTCGGTAAGCACCTCGAGCTGAAGGACGGCGACGCCGCCCTTGACCGTGGCCTGCTTGAAATGGGCCTTGATGGTTGTGGCGCTCATTTGGCCTCCTTCTCGTATCGTTCGCTGTAGTACTCGACGCGCACCCGGATGAGGCACTCGTCGCTGTATGGGGTTCTTGGGTCGAAGGTCACACCGAGCTGCGTGATCTGGCAGTCATCGCGGTACGCGAGCCCGTTGAGGCTGTCGCAGATGACCTTGGCCAAGTTGTCCGCGTCCGGCTTCATGAGGTCAGGACGCCCCGCCCAGTACTTCGGATTGCTCTTGGCCAAGGGGCGCTGAACCTCGATGAAGACGCGCACCTCGGTGGCGAAGTCCTTCCAGCGGTCGCCGACTGCGGCCTCCCACTGGCGCTTGATGGACTTCTCGGCGTGCCGGGTCTTGTCCGGCGTGTAGGTGCGGAACCGCTTCGTGTCGAACTTCGGGCGCTGCTTGGTGGGAACCTCCGGGAAGCACATGACGCACTCGGCCACGCCGACGCGCTTGGTCTTCCAGCTCATCGGAGCACCGCCGTCGGTCGTCGGCTGTTCCGCCGGTTGTTTGACTGAACCTTCATGTCAACGAAGCGGCAGTTATCTGGCTCGTAGTTGCCGTTCACGTCTATGCGGTCGATCGTGCAAGCACCCTGCGGAGCGTTCTCGTCATATCCGTGCGAATAAGCCCATGTCCTAAAGGCCATGTAATCCTTGGCCCATTCGTCGCACACCCTGATCCCACGACCACCATACCTGCTGTACTCGGAGTGGTTCGGGTTCCCGCAGCGCCCCTTCATGCCGTTCCAGACCCAATAGAGACGTTCGTGCGCATGCCCGTGGCTCACCGGCTCGTGCCTACGGATGTCGTTGAGGCATCCGCATGACTTGGTCTTTCCCGACTTCAGGCAGCCCGTCCTTACCGTGGTCACGGAGCCGCAGAGAAGGCACCTGCACTTCCAGTAGCCGTATCGTCCGTCTGAACCGGCGAACCCAATCACCTGAAGGTGGTTGAACGTCTTTCCGGTGAGGTCTTCCTTTCTAGTCCACATCAGCGAATCACCGCCGTCGTGTAGCCGTCGGCGTCGCTGCGCGCGACCCTCATGCGGATGGTCTTGTCCTGCTCCATGGCGATGCGCGCCAGATACGGGGCGAGGTGGTTGGGAAGCTCGATGCTGAACTTGATGCGCATGCCGTAGAGCGCGCGGTTCGGGCTTGCCTTGCCGTCGTGGGTGCGGGCGCACTCCGCTCGGGCGTTGTCCTTGTACCACCCGAACTCGACGGGATGGGCCTTCACCCATGCGCGGGCGTCAGCCATCCGCTGCTCGCCCTTGGGGTCTAGCCCCGGAAGGGCCATCTGGTTGTCCGGGGTCTCCATCTTCCTCATGCGACCATCCCCTGAGCTGTCGCGACCGCCGCGTCCATGGTGGGGATGACCCAGAGCCACAGGATCAGCCCGCACACGAGCGCCGCGACGCCGACGCCCAGAAGAAGCCCGGCCTTGAACGCCCGCATCTGGTTTTCCCGCTCGATTTCGGCAGGTATGCGCATCGTCTGAGCCGGCATGCGGATCTGGCGTGTTACGCTGTTCGTGGCCTGTCGGCCGTTCCGGGCGCTCAAGTTGTGGTAGACGGGGGTGCCCGGATATTTCTTTTGCTTGGTCACGTTCTCTCCTTTCCGATGTTTCCGCAGTTGAAACTTGGTGTCACGAAAGTGTCACGACTTTTTGAGCTTTTTTCTGGCCCTGTGCTTCGCGCTGTAGAGCCTCTGGCGCTCTCGGTTGACCCTCTCCTCCCGTCTCACCTCCTCCTGAAGCTCGCGTACCTCCTCGGCTATGCGCTCGTTGCGAAGCTCGCGGGTACATGAAACGCACCAGCCCGTTTTTGACGAGAGCGGCGTGTGAACGCGCATGCCACACTTCGGGCACTGCCACGCCCTACGGAGTGAGAGTCCGTAACGCTTGGCCTGCGCCTTGACGGATTGCACGGAGCGGCCAAGCGCGCTCGCCACGGCCTCCGCGCCGTCGTCGGCATGGTCTTCGAGGTACTTGATTTCTCTGGTAGTCCACTTCACCTGACCGGCTCACCTTCTTCGAGCCACCTCAGGTAGAGCGCAATTAGGGTTTCGCGCATGCACTCTTTGCGATCTTCGGCGTTCATCAGCGCACGCTCGCAGCAGCGACGGTGATAGGCTCCTCGCTGAAGAGATAGTCAAGCGTCATGTTCGGGAAGAACTCGCGGCGGACGGCCATGGCGTCCTTCACGGAGAATCCGGTTCTCCCGCCGTTCATCCAAGTGCTGATGGTTGACTTGTCCTTCTTCAGGAGGTCGGCGATCTGGCCGCGCGTGATTCCCTTGCGGGCAAGCTCCGCCTCAAGATTCGGGTACCCCATCAAAACTCACCTCCAAATCTTTGGTGTACCAAAACTGACAGGTAAAACTTAAGCCTTCTCAAAAGCTTTGTAAACCCTGATTCTTGGATTTCCGAAAAATAGTTTGTTCGTTTTTTCGGTATATTGAAAATCTGCAACACAGTTTTGAGAAATGCAATATACTTTGCAGATATACGGAACCAAGCCGTTAGGAGTTAACCGTGAGCGGCAAGATACAAAAGCTGTTTGAGGAGCAGGACGTAAACATCTCGCAGATGTCTAGGAAGACGGGCATCCCATACGGAACCCTGTACGACATCGCAATCGGGAAAACCTCGTTCGACAAGATAAAGATCGGAGCGCTTTCAAAGATTGCGCACGAGTTCGGCATGACGGTAGACGAGCTTATCGGCGACGTCGAGCTTGACCAAGACCGCTACGAGCTTTGCCAGATATACGACGCGCTCGGTATGACGGGTAGAGCTGCGCTTATCGCTTGCGCGAGGGGTCTTAACGAGGCGTTTGCGGGAGAGATTGAGGACGCCTTGAACCAGAGCAGATACGAGGACGAGCTAAACGGTTAGGAGAAGCACATGCGAAAACTGCGTTACCTTGCGGCCAGCGGGGCCTTAGCAACCGCTCTGCTTATATCAGGATGCACGGGCAACGGCTCCGATGCGGCAAGCATCCCGGAGAACACCTCCGGGGAGATGTACGAGATAGGCTGCGACGCATTGGAGCAGATAGACGCGGCGCTCGATGCGAACGACCTGTTTGGCGACGATCTGCAAACGCAACTCAAGACTCTTAGCGTGAAGGCGCGCGACGTTGAGAACAAACAGGAGAACGACGCCGAGATACTTCAGGGAATCCAAGGCACCGCTGTTTCCGTTTCGATGGGGAACGGCGACGAGGCCATGGATTACATCGACCAACTTCGCGAGGCTCTTGGCCAAGCGGAATAGAAGAAGCCCCGGCGCGTCCGCCAAGACACATCGCCGAGGCTGCAAACAAAGGCCTCGAAAGGAGGCATGCACATTATGTCACAGAAGACCGCCGTTCTCTACGCGCGGTTCTCGTGCTCGAAGCAGCGCGAGGCGTCCATCGAAGACCAGCTGAGGGTCTGCCGTGACTGGTGCGCCCGCGAGGGATACGCCATCGTGGCCGAGTACTGCGACTACGCCATATCAGGGCGAACCGACGACCGCCCGCAGTTCCAGAAGATGATCGCCAACGCGGGTGAGTCCGACATAGTCCTCGTCTACATGATGGACAGGTTCAGCCGCGATCCGTTCGACGCGCCCATATACAAGCGCGAGCTTCAGGCCCACGGCGTGAGGCTCGTGTCCGCCCTTGAGGCGATACCGGACTCACCGGAGGGCATCATCTACGAGAAGCTTCTTGAGGGCCTTGCCGCGTGCGAGTCCCGCAAGACCTCGATACGCTCCCGCCGTGGCATGGAGGGCAACGCCCTTCAGTGCAAGACGAACGGCGTGCGGTGCTTCGGGTACCGGACCGGAGAGGACGGGCGCTATGAGATCGTGCCGGATGAGGCCGAGATAGTGCGCGAGGTGTTCCGCCGCAGGACGCACGGCGAGTCCGTCAACTCGATAGCGATGGACTTGCGGCAGCGCGGCGTGATGTCGAGGGCGGGCAACCCCATAAAGGACACCTTCGTGAACAACATGCTCCACAACGACAAGTACCGGGGCATCTACTCGTGGGGCGGGATAACCCAGAAGGACGGCATGCCGAGGATAATCAGCGAGGAGGTCTTCATGAAGGCTCAGCGGGTGAAGGGCAAGAAGCAGCGCCAGAACGAGCAGTGGGGGGACTTCGCGCTTTCCGGGCGCGTCATCTGCTCGGCGTGCGGTCGCAACATGCGCGGGGTGTCCGGGCGCGGCTCCTCGAAGCAGAAGTACGAGTACTACGCCTGCGGCAGCTGCAAGGAGGTCAAGCCCGTCCGCCGCGACTGGCTTGAGGGGCAGATCGTGAAGGCGCTGAGGGAACTCCTGTCGCAGCCGGAGGAGGCGCGCAGAATCGCCGAGATGTGCGTTGACGGCGGTGAGCCTAAGGAGATAGCCGAGGGGCGCAAACGGGCCGCAGCGGCGCTGAGAGCCGCCCAGACGGGCCTTTCCAACATCCTCAAGGCGGTGGAGCAGGGCATCGTGGTTCCCGGAACCAAGGAGAGGGCCGAGGAGCTTGAGGCGCAGAAGGATCGCGCCGAGCGCGAGCTGGTCATGTACGACCGCAAGCGGATAGACCCGGAGAACTTCGCGCGGTTCCTTCAGTTCGGGGCCACGCTCACCGACGAGCTTCTCCTTGACGCCTTCGTGTATCAGGTGATGGTGTCGGACGATGCCGTTGTGGTGACGATGAACTTCGACGCAGAAAGCAACGAACCCGCAAGACTTGAGGTCTCACGGGTTCGTACTTTTTTCAAATGGTGCCCCCAGCGGGATTCGAACCCGCGATATCCACCTTGAAAGGGT